TATGGCTGTTATGAACACAAAACAAGCATTTACCGCAGCATTGGGCGCAGCACCATACGGTGTTTGGAATATAGCTCAGGCTGCCGCTGTACTCGCTATGGGAATGAAACAGGTCAAGGACATAATGAAAACAAAAATACCAGGCAAAGACCCCTCTTCTGGAGGTGCTGGAGGTGGTACTACAATTCAAGCACCAGACTTTAATATTGTTGGCGCATCAGAAACGTCTCAATTAGCCCAAACAGTTGCGACATCTGAATCACAGCCAATAAAGGCATTTGTAGTAGGGAAAGATATTTCAACGCAACAAGAACTAGACAGAAATATAACAAACACCGCATCATTCGGTTAATTCAATAGTATGAGAATAATAGAATTGTTTATAGACGAAGAAGGAATAATGTCAGGAATTGACGCTATATCAATAGTGAATCAACCAGCCATAGAAGAAAACTTTGTGGCTTTAAAAGATGAGCTAAAAGTAGAGTTAGCTGATGTTGACAAGGAGAAGCGAATCTTAATGGGTGCTGCTCTTATTCCTAATAAAAATATATACAGAAGAGATAGAGATGACGAGTATTACATCTACTTCTCGGAGGATACCGTTCGTAGGGCATCAGAGTTGTTCCTTATGAAAGGAAATCAAAACAAGTCAACACTAGAGCATCAAGCAGAGCTTTCTGGTATGTCAGTAGTTGAGTCTTGGATTATAGAAGATGAAACATACGATAAGTCTCGTAAATATGGACTAAAGATGCCAGTGGGAACTTGGATGGTCTCTATGAAGGTAAACAATGAAGAGGTTTGGAATGACTACGTTAAGACAGGCAAGGTAAAAGGGTTCTCAATAGAGGGATACTTTACAGATAAGGTTGCTATGTCTATGATACAAGAAAATAAAGAGATTGAAGCTGCTGAAGTACTATTAGAGATTGCAGACACTATTGAAGCTGGAAAATTAGAGTTAGAAACCTATTCCGACTATGGAAGTGGCGTTAGAAACAATGCCAAAAGAGGTATTGAACTTAATAAGAAGGTAAATAATAAGTGCGCAACCTCTGTGGGGAAAATAAGAGCGCAGCAATTAGCTAGAGGCGAGAAATTGAGTGTGTCAACGATTAAGAGGATGTATTCTTACCTATCAAGAGCAGCAGAATACTACGACCCAAGCGATTCTAAGGCTTGTGGTACAATTTCATACCTATTATGGGGTGGTAAGGCTGGTTTAGCTTGGAGTAGAGGTAAATTAAGAGAATTGGGTGAGTTAGAACTGTCTTGCGATTGCACAGAGCTGTCTGAGGAGCTTGAATTGGGTTTATACGACAAAACATACTCTGATTACCCAGAAGCAGCTAAAAAGAACGCTAAACAGGCTCTAGCGTACTACGACAGTAACAAACCTAGATGCGGAACTCCACAGGCTTGGCAATTTGCTCAATTATTGTCTGCTGGTAAACCATTATCAAGATGTTTAATATCTGAGATGGCATCATACAATAGATTTGAGAAGAAAAAAGGAGAACCTTACAACAAAGGATGCGGAGGTCTACTTTGGGATGCTTGGGGTGGAGAAGAAGGAATCCGTTGGGCAGAAGGCAAGTTAGACGAAATAAACTCGATTGAATCTAAAATAGATTTAGCAGAATACGATGACAAAGGAAGAATTAAAAGAAGCAAGAAATGAGTAAGAACGAAACAGTAGGAAGAAGTGTGCCTAGAGGTGGTAAAAGAGGCTGCCTATGCAAATGCGGTAAAAAGTACTCTAAAAAGTGTTGTGATGGCACTCTAAGAGCGCAAGGGATAGGGAATATAACATCCATATCCTGAAAATCTAACAGACAATATATTTATTGTTATTTTATAGAACTTAAAAGTTAATTTACATAAAATGGAGAGTAAAGCTACAAACATTCTAAATGACATTATGCAAAAGCTATCTGCCATTACAGAAGTTGAGTCAACTGAAGTTGAGAACATCGAGGTTCAAGGCGAAGAGGTTGTTGAAACTGAAAAAGTAGAGGAAGTTGCATTATCAGAAGAAATTGAATCAGTAGAGGAAGTTGTTGAAACTGAATTAGCTGAGGAAGATGAGTCTGAAGAAGAGGTTGCCGAAGAGGAAGAAGAATCTGAGGAAGTCGAATTAATGGAAGGTTATGTGAAGGAAGAGGATTTCAACTCTAAGATTGCAGAACTTGAAGATATGATAAAATCTATCAAAGAAGATATGATGGTAGAGTACGGTAAAGTAGAAGCTGAGAAAGAAGAACTTTCAGCCAAACTTGAAAAGCTATCTGCTGAACCAGCAGCCGAGCCAATCGCACACACACCATCACAAAAAACAGAACAAAAAGAGGTGATGAAATTCGGTCATAATCGCCCAATGAATACACTTGACCGAGTATTTTCTAAATTAAACTAACAAACAAAAAGATGAGTACTAAAAACATTCAACTAGATGCAGACAATTCATTGAACAGTCTGACTACAACTTACGCTGGGCAATTCGCTGGGAAATACATCTCTGCTGCTTTACTTAGCGGTAAAACTTTAGCTGATGGCGCAATCACAATTAAGCCTAATGTAAAGTTTAAAGAAGTAATTAAAAAAGTTGCTTCTACTGACCTTATTACTGACGCAACTTGTGATTTCACAATCGATGCTGACGTTCTAACACTTACTGAGAGAATCCTTCAACCAGAAGAGTTCCAAGTAAACCTACAACTGTGTAAAAAAGATTTCCGTTCTGATTGGGAAGCTGTACAAATGGGATATTCTGCATTTGATTCATTGCCTCCAGCCTTTTCTGACTTTTTGTTAGGACACGTTGCAGCTAAAGTTGCTGAGAAAACTGAACAAAATATCTGGGGTGGTGTAACCGCTACTGCTGGAGAGTTTGACGGACTTACAACTCTTATGCTTGCTGACGCAGACGTTAATGATGCTGCTAATGGTGGAGAAACTTCTTTTACCTCAACTAACATTGATGGATTGCTTGCTGCTGTTGTAGATGCACTTCCTGATGCTGTTTATGGCAAAGAAGATTTAACTATCTATGTACCTACTGCTGCTCAACAAGCATATATCCGATTCTTAGGTGGATACGGTGCTGCTGGTGTTGGTGCTGCTGGTACTGATTCTAAAGGTACACAATGGTATAATAGTGGTAATGCTCTTTCTTACGAAGGAATCAAGATACAACTTGCTACTGGTATGCCTGCTGGAAGTATTGTAGCTGGACAAGCATCTAACTTATACTTTGGTACTGGACTACTTTCAGACCACAACGAAGTTAAAGTTATCGATATGGCTGACATTGATGGCTCACAAAATGTGAGAGTCGTAATGCGCTTTACTGCTGGCGTACAGTACGGTATTGGTTCTGACCTTGCCCTTCTTACTTTAGCATAATAATTGTTTAATCTAAAGGGGTGGTTAAAGCTACCCCTTTTACTAAAAAAAAATATAAATTATGGCTTGTGATTTAACTGGAGGAAGATTAAGACCTTGTAAAGATGCCGTAGGTGGGATTAAAAAGGTACACTTCATTGATTTCGGAGACTTAGGAAATGTTACCATTAACAGTGGAGCAACTGGAGACGATGAAATTACCGATATGGATGGTACTTTTACTTACCACACTTACGATGTCAAAGGTAACTCTTCCCTTGAGACAAACATTAACTCTTCTATGGAGAATGGAACAACTTTCTTTGAACAGGTTTTAAACATTACATTGTTTAAGTTAACTAAGGAAGACAATAAAGAGTTAAAACTTATGGCGTACGGTAGACCGCACGTTGTAGTTCAAACTTTTGATGATAAGTTCCTTTTGGTTGGTGTTGAAAACGGTGCGGATGTTACTGGTGGTACTGCTGTTACTGGTACTGCTATGGGTGATTTAAACGGATATACACTTACATTAACTGCTAATGAGCTTTTTATGCCAAACTTTATTGATGGCGGAACTGACGCAAACCCATTTGCTGGGATGTCAGGTGCTACTGCTAGCGAAGGAACTCAGAGAGACCCTTTATAAATTTAATAGGGGTATAAATCTAAAAGGGGGCTTAATTGCCCTCTTTTTTTATACCATAAAACAAATAAAGTGCTTATTATTACTTTAGTATGCACATATTAACTACATCAACGGCAGACCAGACAATTAAGATTGCGTCAAGGAGAAACATCGTTGGAGACCTTAGACTTGTGTTGATAAATAAGTCAACAAGAGAACAATTTGATTATACTGGAGACTTCCAATGGCAATTATACCTTCAGAATCCAGAAGGTGCTTCAATAAAATGGGATGGTGGAGACTTAGTGCCAACTCAAGGAGATATATTCTTGCAAATAACAAATCAATACGCTCTTAAAGAGGCTGATTATTATACACTTAAACTTATTGACGATAATGGTGAGGTTTACAGAGATATTATATTCTGTACAGACCAAACCGATTACAATAAATACAATCCAAATAAGGATAAATATACCGAAGAAGATAGCTTTGATGATAGCTACATTATATTATGAAACAAAAAAGCCCAATACATATTGTTCAGCTAGGTTCTTACACTAGACCAGAAATATCTGAATACTACAACGAAGAGTTTATAGGATACGGAGATGATAATAATTATTTTCAATATCTTATAGATAGATACAATGGTAGCCCAACAAACAATGCTGCTATCAATGGCATTGCTGAAATGATTTACGGAAAAGGCTTAGACGCTACTGATGGTAAAGAAAAAGAGGCAGAGTATAAAGAGATGAAAGAGCTGCTTCACAAAGACGTTGTGAAAAGA